AGGCTGCTCGGTGTGTTCCTCACCGAGGTCTGTCGTCGGGCCGGGGTGAAAGCCTGGAGCCGACGGCAATGTAGACCCGTTGGGTGCTGCGGCCGGTCGACGCCGCGCAGGGGTGTGTGTAGCCCCTCACTCTACGGTCACGGCTGTCAAGGGGCCTAGGTCTAAAGGCCCTCTGACCTGCGACTATAGGCCAGCAACCCCGACATCCTCGCTGACACGCTCAACGGCCTGTGGGGACCCCGGTGTACCGGGTCCTTGGGCTGCGGCGAGCAGCTCGGGAGGGATGGTTCCTTGGTTGGCGGCGGCCGCCAGCGCCCCGGCGTCGAGGGGACCAGGCACCCCCGCCGGGCTAGGAACCACTCCCTGGGCCGCCTGGGCTTGCGCCGCCTGGGTCTGCAAGGCGCCCATTGCCTGGCGCTGCTGGTCCTCGGGGAGGCTGAGGACCTTGTGCATGACCTTGCGCGGCATGTTCAGCTCCTGCATGGTGTAGCGCAGCAGCTCGGTGATGTTCACAGGCGAGGAGCCGTCGGGGCCGGGCTGGGCGAATGGCCCCAGCACGTTCAGGTTGGCCAGCGCGCGGTCCGAGCGCGTCTGCCAGCTCTGGGCCTCCTTCGGGGTGAGTGCGATGTCCAGGTCGAACTCGAAGGCGATGTCGTCCGCGTTCCACTCCCACGGGATGTCTCCCGCCTCGTCCGTCAGGCGCATGACGCGGTCCTTCGTGTAGAACATCTGCATGAGCTGGAGGATTCGGCGGGCGATGTCGAGGTAGAAGCGCTCCAGCGCGGTGCGCGCCTCCGCTTGACGGGCAGACGAGGCGGTCACCACCTCCGAGGTCTCCGTCGCGGTGCGCTTCCGGTCGGGGAAGAGCCCGCGCATTAGCTCGTTGACGCCCGACGCCTCGCGCATGGCCTGCTCCAGCTTGTCGGGCATGGCGTACATCTCCGACATGAGCGTGGGGACCTTGAGGTCGGTGACTTCGGCCACGGTGTGGCCCTCTTCCAGCTCGACCACGGCGCCGATTTCCTGGCTGCGCATGGCCTTCTTGCCCGCGGGGCTGAACGCGCGCGCCTCGGCGAGGACCTTCGGTGCCATACGTTCCAGGTACGTTCCAAGCTTGGAGTGGTAGAGGTCCAGCTCCAGGTTGGTGGCCTGGAGGACCTCCATGGTGGAGACCCCGCGCACCCGCGAGGGGGTGTCGCGCAGGATGAGCGCCACGAAGGGGCTCTTGTCCTCGGGGTCATCGTTGATGGCGAAGGGGTTCGGGGCCTCGTTGAGGATGAAGTCGGCGTTCTTCTGGAAGGTGCACGCCGTGCCCGTCCCGAAGTCCCACACGGTGTAGAGCGTGCAGCGGTCCTCCTCGTCCTCGGGCGTGCGGTTGTCTCCGATGACGTCGGGGTTGATGGTGGTGTCCGCCTTCACGTCCTTGAGCTTGCGGGTGGTGCGGCGCGAGGCGCAGTACTCCTTGAACAGCGGGTCCTGCTTGACCTCCTCGGGCGTCATGTAGGACTTCTGGGCCACCCAGCCCACGTCCTCGATGTTCTTCGCCGTCGGGTCCCACAGTACCATGTCCCAGGGCACGTAGTCCACGACCACGCGGTCCTTCAGGACGGTGTTGACGACCTCGGTGATGGGCACCGCTCTCATGATTTCGTCGGCGGTGGGGATGTTCTTGCCCCCGGCCTCCTCGGCCTGGGCAAACATCGCGCGCACCTCGCGGTCGATGTCTTCCTGCCACCGCGGCAGCTCCTCCTCGGACTCGTAGTACTCGTAGCCGACCTTGACCCACCCGAGGCCCCCCAGGAGGGAGTCCTTCACGGACTTGTTCGAGCGGCGGTTGACCTTGCAGCGCTCCCACTCGTAGGAGAGCGCTTCGGTCGCGACGTACGCTTGGTCATCGGACCCGGCGCCGCGCGAGGAGACCACCAGGTCCACCTCGGTGGCTGTCATGGACGCGTACAGCGAGTCCACGATGGCGATGGGGGCCGGGACCCCCACGTGATGCCCGTCGCCCGTCAGTTGTGTAGCCTGCTTCACCGCGTCGTAGCGCTCGACGTACTTCTTGACCTGCGGGTGCCACTTCTTGTTGGCCTCTTCGGCCTGCATGAGGCGCCGGGAGTAGACCTTCGCCTTGTGCTCGTCGTTCTGGTAGGTGCGGTACATCTCAGCCATAGTCAAGCTCCAGAGGCGTACAGACGCCCGTCACGTTCGACAATGAGTCCGGGTTGCCAGTCGTCCACGGGGTCAGTGGGGTCAACACCTATCCACGACGCAGGTTCGGCGTCGAGGATAGTGCTGGTGAGGTAGCCCACTGTGCCAGGACCAGGTGGAGGTTCGAGCAACTTGGGCTCCCGCCGGGGGAACACCGAGAACAGAAGCGTAGCCCAGTATCGGAGACCGTCACAGTAGTGTGAGGTCCAGTCGTGAACGGCCTTGGTACCTGAACGGATGCCGTTGCTGTCCACGGGCCACCGGTGAGAGGATACAGCCGCAGCGAGCCTGGCGGCCCGGGTACGGTCAATGAGGACACGGTCTGCCTCCATCATGTTGTTGAGGATGCGGACAGCGTAGTCCTGGGGCTTCCGCGAGGGTGTGGTGATGACGATGCCGTGCTGCGCGAGGTCCTCGATGACCGAGGTCTTCGTGACCTGGTTGCGCTGGCGCCCGGCGGGGTCGCCCACGTTCAGCGTGGGCAGGCGTCCGCCGAACTCGCGGTCGCAGTACTTCTTGAACTCGTAGGCCCAGACGCCCGAGGTGCGGTCGGCCGCCTCCATGGAGCCCACAAGATGAGCGACGGGCACGTATTCCTTGCTCCCATCGGGCAGCTCCTTCTCCGTCCACGCGACCTGGCCGAAGGAGACCACGTTCAGGTCCCCGATGCCGAAGTCCCACATGGAGTACAGCTCCAGCGAGGAGTCGTAGGGCACGTCTAGGACGCAGCGGTCGGGGCGGAAGCTGAAGAACACCGCGCCCTCGGTCACGCCGATGAACTCGCCGAAGACCTCCTGGCGCAGGAACAGCCCCTCGTACTCCTTGAACAACTCGGTGATGTAGTCGTCGGGGAGAAAGTCGCTGTTCTCGTAGGTGGAGGCGCCGAACCAGGTGGCGCCCTCGACCTGGAGAGGGGAGGTGGGGTGGAACTTCTCCCACATCCAGTCGTAGCCGTTCGGGGTGCTACAGACCCACCCGGCCTTCTCGAAGCCGGTCTGGCGCAGACGGCCCCAGAGGACCTTCCACGCCGCGCCGGTTACGTGGCGCCCCTCGTCGATGAAGTACCAGGTCAGCTCCAAGCCACGCATCCAGTTGGGCTTGTCCAGCGAGCGGAACAGGATGATGGCCTCGTGCTTGCAGGCGTGGCGGTCCTTGCAGCCACAGTTGGCCACGAGGTGTGCCCGTCGCTTCACCTTCTCGTAGCTCGCCTCCTGGGTCTTGTGCTTCCACAGGCCTGCCCCGTCCATCATCTCGAAAAACTGGGGCAGGACCACGTCCTCCAGGACGGGGAAGGAGATGGCGCAGATGGCCCCACGCGGCCCGTGAAACTGGTCGGGGGGCAGGGGCTGCTGGGAGAACTTGAGGCCGCGGGCAATGCCAGCGAAGGTCTTGCCGCTGCCGAGGCCGCCGATGTAGGCGGAGGCGCGGTGCGGGGAGGAGACGAAGTCGCGCTGGGCGCCGTAGCGCTTGACGGGGGTGCTGTCCGAGACACCGGCCAACAGCGACGGGCAGGTAGGGCTGGAGTGGTGCCCGCGCTTCCCGGCGCAGTCCGGGCAGAGGAAGTTGGCCTTGAACGCCCCGAGGTCTTCCAGGCCCCAGAACTCGTTCGTGACGATGCGCTTCAAGAGGGGTTGCCCTTGCGCGGCTGCTGCTGCGCGCGGAGGTCCCGCCGGACCGGGAGGTGGTTGGTCCTAGCTACACCGGCCGGGCGGGTGTCGAGCAGGACGCGCTCGCGCCTCGGAGGCCCTTGCGGGTCCGTGCGGCTGAGGAGGTAGCGCGAGGTCGTCATAGGATGGTCACCCCTTCTGCCTCTACGGGCTCGGTCGCTTCGGGTTGGTCCTTGGGCTTGGCCGCCGGGGGCGGCTTGCCGGTCCCGTACTCGATAGCTCGGAACAGCGCCTGGAGGCGCTTGTCGGCTGGGAGGTCCTGGTAGGGCGCCTGGCCCTTGGCTGCGCGGAGCAGGTCCTGGAGGAGGTCGGGTAGGGCCTCCTCGACCACCATGAGGGGGTTGGCTCGGCGCTCTGCTGCCCGTCGCTTCTTCGCCTGCGCTGAACGTCTGCCTGCCTCGGCTGCCTGTTCGCGGGTCCACGGGGGGGTCTGGGGCACGGGTAGGACTCCTTTGCGGGGCTACGTTGGGG